AGCAGACCAAAACAAAGATAAAAGAAAAAATTCACCATTCTCAAGTTAACTCAAAACAAAACCTACAGTCAACATTAAAATCACTAAGAAAACATGGTCATTACATCGGGACTCGACATAGGTACCGATTCCTTTGACACTAATCTCATGTCTGAAGTTCGAGAATTGGCATCTGAGAACCAGGTTGTAAAGGCTAGACTTGGGGACAATCCTTTCCAGCCAGGGTGTCTGATGGGCATGATCTCACGTCTAGAAGAAATACTAAAAAGAGAGTGTGTGGACACCAATGAGATAATATCGTTGTCAGTGGACTTGTCTCCATATTCAAAGAAATTGGAATTGTCATCGTTCAAGGCTACTATATCGACACTTCGTCACACACTTAGTCTGTTCCTTCTTGCTGAAAGAGTGATGTCTCGAGGCAGACGTGTTTTAATCATAGAGAGTTGTGATTTTCTAGGGAACCAGCTTCTCCCTGATCTTGACCTTATGTATGAATACAATGAGGAGACAATAGCTGTTGACGTGACAGGTGACATAAACTTGAGAGAAAATACGATAAAAAGATGGACACCCAAGGAGAAAGAAGACAAATATAAGAAACTCGGATTAATCCCCAACTGCACCTCTACTCTAGTAATGTCATTTGGAGTCAACCCAGAATGCTACAATCTTAAGAAAATTGAGTTTAATGTTTTCCGAGAATCCGCAAGAGAAAAGGACTTCCAATTTGTTGATGAAACTATAGACGCCTTCAAAGGAATGACCTGGATCCAAGCTAAAGAATGCCTCTTCAGTTTTTCGTCTAAACTCAGGGATCTGCAGGGTGTTCTTCACTCAGATCAGATAAAACGTGCGGGAATTTACACCGGCCAGTCTGACTATGAGTCCATGAAAGACGTGATTCATTGCAACAATTATGAGACTGCCCATAAGTATGAAACATTCAGGGACAATCTTCGCAATTCGTTGCTCAAAAGTAGAAACAAGACTGCTCTAGCTTCAGATTACTTCTCTTTAGGGCATTATGACAGAATTGCTGGCTGCGACACTCGTTGGCATATCCCATTTCCAGAGATACCGAGAGGGATTACAGAGAGCAGTCCTTTCTTAAGGTTGAAAGAATCATTAATTGGGACCATACCTGACCCTCTGTCTTGGGGCATATCACAACTGGAGGATGTCGACTCTGTGAAACTTTCTTCTTATCCCTACTGTCACCCGTTGCAAGGACTATTTTTGCAAACATCCGTGCACAGAGTTGTGAAGAAGGGGGAGAAGTTGAACATGTATAAACTCAGATGTCCTAGTGTGATAGATTTGTTTCAGAGCATGACAAAAATGAATAGCTCCGAGAGAACTAGCCAGTCTCTGTCCTCACTTGAAGACATGTACACTGAATACAAGGATTATGCTTTGTCGACAGGAACAGGTTCTCAGCTATCTGATGATATAAATTTAATGATTGACGATGTTTTGCCTGAATCGCAGATATCTGCAGTGGCACGGAAAATAATGGGTGATGCATTCCAAGAATACTCAAGATCTAAGTTATTTTCTCTACTTTCGATCAGCCAGGAGATAGTTAGAGCAATGACCACTGGACCTAGGTTGAGGCGACGACTAAAAAGCAAATCTGGGGGAGTGAAGTCTGGATGTATCACCATGGCATTGCAAAACATCTCTGATCGTAAAGGAGTGGTTTCATTCAATGTGGGTCCATTGACTTTTGGCGATACCAAAGATGTGACGTATATGCTTCATGGAGATCTTGTCAGTACTACCTGTGCATTTCAAAAATCACACTATAGGACAATCACTTCTCCACTTTCCATGTCTCCATCCATGCTTGACTGGTTTTCCACTGCAGCTCACAAGTCCATCTCATGGTGCATGCTTCAATATGAACAGTGCCTAGCGTCGATGCCTAAGATGCGACATGACATAATTAAAGAGTGTGTGATACCTATAAGTCTATGCTTTCTAAATTCAAACACCTTTTCACAGATAGCTGATCTTCTGAGATATGTATTCATCAATGGGATGGGTCACACGACGGGAGTTTCTCCCTTATTTGAAAAGATGTCATGGTATGAACCTAAAACTCATATAGAGAAGCTGTATGTCTTGAGAATGCTGAAGATGAGTGACTGCCTTAGCATACACAAAGCCTTGGGGTCCACTGAGTCTTTGACAGTCACTTCTGGGGTAAAATTGAAGGAACAGGGGGTCCTCAACATGACAGTTCACATCTCTGGTTGGAAGATTGCTATGCCGGATGAAAGTAGATACTACCTGTCTCAACAACACACTTTCAACAGTTTTTATAACAGCAGGGCTTTGTGCATGCAACGGTATCAAAAACTGATGTCCGAGGCTCTAGTTATGAACAAGCAACTGGATGCCAGAGAGTCATATATTCAGATAAAAAGGGCTTGCTACACACATGAAGGACGATTCAATGTCATTGGTAGAGCCTGGTCTTCAGCTGAATTGGCAATCGACCTATTAAATTTCAAATACGACAACTCTTTAGCACAACCTTTTTCTCCCTGTCCTAGGACAAATTACCTTGCCATACTCTCAAGTCTAAATAAGATTTCTGACCACAAAGATAAGACTGTTGGGGACACCATATCTAGAGTTTATAACGTTCAAGATGTACACCGAAAGCTTTTGCTATCAAAAGTGATCAATAATAGAGGAGCAGTCAGGGACTCAGGAGAAACGGGTCTAGTTGTGTCTAGGGTGGAAATGGTGGTGGATGAAAAGGGAAAGCAGAAGAAGAAAGTGACAACTCAGAATTCTAAATGCTACTTGACTCAATTGAACATGATGACCAAATTCATTCAAGGAAAGAAACCTCCCAGGACTCAGCCCCACAATTCAAGTTTCAAATGTGACAAAGATCCTGATGTAGATCTAATAGAATTGGAACGAATTATTGATTTGCCAGACAACATGTCTTCTCTTCTCTGTTGGGCAGCCCACAATCATGCAGCATGCATCTCCAAGATGGTCCACAAGGATCAGTTAGGAGCCAGAGAAATAGCAGTTTTGAATGCGTATGCCAGGTTAATGTGCAGGTATGTCGAAGATATAGCTCGACACATCCGAGACAAAAACTTTTCAAGAGGTGACAAAGCCAACTTAATTGAAAACCCGGACAAAGATGACATAGTGCTAAAAGCCAAACGACGATCAGATCTGCTAAGAGACCAGAATAAGCATGTGTACTATGATAGTGCTGACTGCAGCACATGGGGACCCAGCATGCAACCTTATTTTATGTATCAAAATCTGGCAGCAAGGTGTGACGATGACACTAGAAGAGTGTTGAGGAATTGCCTTACGCTCTTTTCAAACAAAGTGTTTAAGATTCCAGACGCGTTGTATTGGTATAGCAAGGAAAGCAAAAGGGAATCATCCAGTATGGTGGATAATGTCTGTTCTAGAATCAAATCCATGAACTCAGAGATAGGAATTTATGAGAAACAGATTTTGTTCTTGGAAGAAAGCATGCATCAAGGGATTTTAGGTTGTTCCTCTAGTCTAATGGGATCAGACGCCCACAATCTCTCAGATTTTGTTCTCACTGATTTGTACAGAGATTGCGGGTTCATGAGTGAGACTTTCACTACCAGTGATGATTATGCAAGAATCATGTCCTGGGATCGAGACACTAAAGGAGTGTTTGACATGATGAAATCCAACCTTTCAGTTCACACATTCATAATGAAACTTATGGGGATCAAGAGAAACAAGCAAAAATCCACAATGTCTGACAGCTATTTTGAATTTAACTCCACATTCATGACATCAATGGGGGAAATTAGACCAGATGTCAAGTCTCGTCTTGCTTACATTGACTATTGTCACAGCCCTGACAGCTATGATTCAAGCATACGGTCCATATCTCAGACGTCTGAGTATCTTCGACAAGAAGGAAGTGTGATAGGCTCATGTTGGATTTTGTTACTAAACAATCATCTCAGCATGATACAAAGTCAGTCCAGATCTTTGTGGAAACAACTAGGAACAGGAATATATAAGGTTCCATTGGAGTTGGGAGGACTGCCTTTGATTGATCCTTTACTCCATTCTGTGGGCCATAGTCATCTGGGAATATTGAACAATTATGGAGGGTATGAGAATATAGCTAAATCGTTTAATGTCATGAATGATTGTGCCCCATACACAGCTACCTTGTCCGTGAATGAGAGAAACATGCCCAGTCTCACTAGATCAGGTGTTGTACATCTCTGCTCCAAGACTAGCCAAACTAAACGAAGATTCAAGGAATTCTTAATGAAACTTCCTCATGAGTCTTTTGCATCAGCATACATGTACTCCAAAACACCTCAGGTCATGTTGGCACTCATGGCATGTTCTCAAAGAGAAAAGAACACGGCTGGTTCGGAAGGTTCATTTTCCAAGCTTATGGTTACACA